CATTCCCTTCCTTAGAGTAGATTATTTGGAATGCTGCTTGGCCCATTAGCTTGAGATCACTTGTTACTTTTCTCAAGCAGTCCTCGTGGATGAGGGAACGCATAGCAGCGTATTCTTCAGGCTTTTTATTGCTATCGGTAGCATCTATCCCCTTGCCGTAGATAAGGTCGCTCACAGCGTTTATAATAGCGTTGTTGGTCGGGCTGCCGTTGAAACGATCTATCAAATACTGATAGTAGTTATTATCTTCACCATAGCCAACCCAATCACGGTTTTTTACCTCGGTTATCTCTGGTCTAGTATAACTAGCAAGATTCAATGCGTGTATTTTCATATTACAATGTATTCGTTGGCGTTAGCCTTCTCGTGTTCAGTATATACGTTTTCGTTCGTAGTGTACTTGTCAAAGTCCGTTTGATCGGTGCAAAACACCTTTCCACGATATAGCTCTGCCGTTCCGCTCACCACAATATAGTAAAATCTGCCCTCTTTAAAAGTATATGTTGGCGTAATGCTAACAAAGTTTCCGCTATTTGTAGCGGTAACGCTTGAGGTTGCTGAAGTGTTTGTAGACTCGTCCGTTATATTCAACGATAACGATCCTGTTTCCACTATCCTCGGTACAAATTTAATCAGCTTGTTTGTAGTACTTACTATGTGCATACCTAAGTAACGTGTTGCTAAAGTTTTGTGCAAAAAAAAGGGGAGCAAAAAGCTCCCCCTTATTTAACACGCTAAACAAATTAAGCCCAGCTATCTGTACCAACAACAATCTGCTCAGTTGCAGAAGCCATTCCGTTAAATGGATTATCTACCGCAGGAGAGTCGATAAAGTTTGCTGGTTGTAGCTCATTAGCAGTAAAGCTTAGAGTGTAACCACTCATATCGCCCATTGCTGCGCCTGAAACTACTGTACCCCCTGTAACGTCCGCTCCGTGTTCACGGCCCATCAAGAAAGCGTTGCCGTTGTAGTCTACAACCACAATGTGTGGACGGCCATAAGCCAACAACTTCAATTCTTTATTGTCCTCTTTGCTCAAACGAGGAAGCGTAAGCTCAAGCGTTTGCTCGTAGAATACAGTTCCGTTATCACGAGAAGCAGTTACGTTTTGTGTCATAGAGCTGTTGCCCTTGAGCTTATATTGGTACGCACTGAACGTACCGCTCATATCAGTTACCTCGTCTGCCGTTAGTGTAATCGTACCCAAGTCTCCGTAATCTACGAAGTAAACCTCTTTGATACCACCAACCGCTTCGCGACAAGGAAGAATGCGTCCTTTTGTTAAATCACAAGCCATATTATATCTTATTAAAAAAGGGTAGGCAGATTGATCCACCTACCCTTTCGTTATTACTAATCAAATACCCTATTAAGAGTACAATACGATTTCAGAACCCAATCCGTACTGAATACCAGCAGTAAAGCGCATAATCACACGAACGTTTTGTGATCCGTCCAAGTCAGCCATATCAAGAAGCTTTACTTCTTGAGCATCGCTCAACAAACCTGTACCGAAGAACAAGTTAGACTTCTGAGCAGCAGCCATTGTGTTGTCAGACAAACCTGAAGCAACAAACAATTTAACACCATCAAAAGCTAAGTCTCCTCCGTTGAACCAAGTAGTACCTTGGTTGTTGATACCCGCAGCACCTAGTCCGTTAGCAGCAAAGCCACCTAATGCACGAACGTAAGCACGAGCTACGTTTTGAGAAACGTAGATGTACATATCTTCTTTGCCGTATAAAGTAGATGGAATAGCATCTACTACTTTACCAAGCTCAGTGATAACGTTTGCAGCATTAACGGTTGTTCCTGTTACGTCTACTACGTCAGCATCAGCAGCCCACAAAGTTTCGAAGCCATCAAACTCACCAGCAGTAGCGTTAACACCTTGCCAAATGTTTGTTTCCATTTTCTCAGCAACTTTAGCAGCAACGTGGCCGATCATAAAGTCAGCAAAAGCAGGAGGCAACTGATCGTAAGCAGAGTAGCCCATTTGAACAGCTTCCCAGTCAGAACGGAAGTCTTTCTTACACAATTCCAAGTTTACTTGGAATTCTTCAGGTTGTAGAATACGCTCAGTCAAAGTTACCGTAGAGGTATCAGCAAAATCACACGTTGCATCTTTTACGATTGCATCCGTAGCGAGTTTCTTCATTACTTCTTTGTACTTCACGTTTGGTTTCACGGTGATACCACCACCTTCGATAGTATCTGCGCTCAACAATGCAGCAGAGATATACTTCCCTGCAAATTCACCAGCATAGGTGGTTGTAATTGATGTAGTTGTAGCCATCTTTTTATTTGATTAAATTCTTGTTTTATTATTTTAATTCTGGGATTGCGCTATATCGACCAGCAACTTCCGCCATCAATCCTGAAGCTTTATCTGCCAAGCCAAGCAATACTTCAACGTCAATGTTTAAGTCTCTTAGAATATCGACCACCATAGCCTTGTCAACGCCAAGCGCAGCAGCTGCCTTAATCATATCCTCCTCAGCTCTATAAAGGTCCATACCGGCACTTGTCATTTCGCCACCAACCATCTCAGCTTCACCGGCAAGATCTTTAATGCGTCTCCCGACAGCATTAAATTCGTCTACCAATCCTGCGTACTCTCTGAAAATGTTGTCAGATGCATCTAAAAATCCTTCAACTTGATTAACAAGTGCCTTAATCTCTGTTGTGTTAGACAAGTCAACCTTTTTTTGCTGCGACAAAGCAGCCCATACACTCTCTACTCTTTTCATCGTTGTGCGATTTTACCAAGTACACGATCCAAAGTTGACTGACGGCCATTCGCACCAAACTTTATAGCTTCCTTCTTAGCTGTCTTTGCTTCAGGGTTAGCTTTGATTGGCTTACGAGCTGGTTTTCTGCTCATCTCAACTTTTTCTTCGTCTTTCTTTTCGCTTTCTTCAAGCTTACGACGCATTTCTTCTACTTGCTCTTTTACTTCCTCAATCACTGGAGCGATTACCTCGACAACAGTTTCAACGATTTGTTGTATTTCAGGAGCAACTTCTTCTGGAGCTTCAACAACAACTTCTTCTTCAGCCATCTCTACTTCTTCTTCTTTCTTTTCTTCTTCTTCAGCAGATACTTCTTTAATCTCGCTGATAACACCTTCTTCGGTTACCACTAAGATCTTAGAATCCTCCATCTCATACTCTCCTACCGGTAGCGGCACATTCTCATCTGCTGTTGCGATGAAAACAGCTTCACCCGGTTCAAAGATTTCAGCCTCAAGGACTGTTCCATTCTCAAGTTTAGCGGTTGCTAATGCAACCTTCTTGGTTCTCTTTGCTAACTCTACTGCGAGTAGTTCAGCAATTTTGCTAATTGTTTTCTTTGCTTCCATAAGTAATTAAATAACTAGATATAAATAGATTGTTTCATTTTTATTCTCCCAACTCCCCAAGCTCACGCAGCTTGTTTCCGTTCTTTTCGTTTAGCTCTCTACCACGCTTGGCGTTGTTTTTAACTCCGTCACCATAGTCCGAGTAGCTTTCAAGATCTACATCTTGAATTTCTTCCAAAAGCCACTCCATAAGCTCCATAGCTTCCGCTTCTTCTTTTTGCTGCGTAGCCATATTCACCTTGTCAGCAAAATAGCCCTCGATAGAAAAGCCCTTGACCTTTCCTTCCTTAACGAACTCGCTCCATACGTCATCGTTGTAAACTTTCATTGAGACCATCCACGTTCCCAACGGAACGTCAAAGCCATACGCCTTGCTCTTGTCTTGATCTCCTTCCACAATCCAGCTTTCAACGACACTCAGCCCATTTAGCTCATAGCTATGCTCAAGGGTGCTGTTGTTTTGGTTTCCTTCCGACAGGAAAAGCTCACTTGCTTTTCGAACCGTATCACGTGAGAAGTAGATGTAGTATTCTTCCTCTCCGTTTCTGCGATAGATCGTTTTGTTGGGGATAAGAGCTGGCCCCATTAGGACACGCTTCTCACCCTTTACTTCTGCAAGTTTAACCTCTTGCTCTTTTTTGAGAGCAACGAAGTCAGACTCGATAGCTGGGTACTCCACGATTGAGATCGCTTGTACCCCACTAAACATCTGATCCTCGTCAAGTATTAGTTCTACTATTTTCAAAATGTTGCTGATTTTACTCTGTTTCTATCTAATTGTTGTTGCGATGTTACTTCACTTCCCACCACATAAGCTTTTATAGGCGTATTAGCGAGACTTTGTGCTATGGCGTTGACACCGCTGCCTCCTACAAGATTAAACCTCGGAGAAACGCCTCCTGCTGGTGCGCCACCACGAGGCGCAGAGGTACTATCTGGTGTACTTGAGCTTTCAAATTGTTGGCTTTGAATTTTCTTGAGCTGTGCAATACCAAAAGCCGTAGCCAATCCTGCCTGTACAAAAGGATATGCTGGGAATACGGCTGTCAACGGAGACTTTTGTGCCGTAGAAAAAGCGTTCTGAGCACCCTCAATGGTGCTTACAATAGTACTGGCCGATGATAATGCCTTTTGTATTGCAAAGTTACGTCGCTGTTGCTCCTCGCTCTCTCCTGCGAATGCATCGGCTAGGGCCGACATCGCATCAAAGGTGTCAGCAACCATCATTAACCTGTCTGAGTTTCTATCTCTCCTTTCATCTGCCTCTTGCTGTGCGATTGCATCAAGCTTATCCTGATACTCTTGCTCTGCATCAAGATCTTCTTGACGATTCTTGTTTCTAATCTCTGCAAGTACTTGACCTTTGGTCAGCTCAAGCTCGGTAGTGTCAAGGCCGTTGGCCTTGGCCTGTTCTATGAGATCGTCATAGTGTTTTTGTACATCCTCAAGCTCTTTGGCTCTTATTTCTTCTTTGGTGTTTACTTCAGCTTCAGCAATTTCCTTTTTTAGTGCCGCAAGTTCTTCAGCAGCTTTTGCTTCTGCATCGGCAGCATTTTTCGCAGCTTGTTCATCTTCGTTTTGGTTCTGTAATATGTAACCATCACGTTGGTTTTTAAGCTTTCTAAGAACAACTTCGGTTGCGGCAATCGCCTCATCTCCTTCTTTGGTTACCTTTTCGGGATCAAAACCCAATAGATTCGCTCCACCTTTTGTATATTCTCCTACAAGGTTTGTTTTTTTCTTAATTAGACCAAGCTTTGCCAGCCCTTTTGCAGCTAAATCAATAGTCGCTAGCAGTGCCGTAATCGGCAGGGTTATGAAGGCGATAATCCCAGCAGCAATCTTTTGATTGCGCTCGGCAGCAGCAATTTGTGATTCTCTTAGTGCCTTCTGTTGTGCAAGTTGGATTTCTGTTTGCTTAATAAGCTCGTTAGTCTGCTGTATCTTGAGATTCCGAATCTCACGTTCACTTTTACCAGCTAACTTTAGAGAGTTTTCACTTGCCTCAGTATTTTCTAATGCTTGTTGTGATGCTGCAACAGTTTTTTCTGTTGCTGCAAGAAGGTCTTTTTGTTCTTTTGAAGCACCACTTATATAGCCTACAATGTCATCCCAATAGGCTACAACTAAACCAAGAGCCACAACGAGTGCGCCTATACCCGTAGAAATGAGAGCCTTCTTTAATCCATTAGCACCAGCAGTTGAAGCTTTAAATGCAGCTATTGAGGATTTACCAAAAGACTTTACGCCACCAACAAGACCTTTTACGCTTGATACCAGACCGCCTGTCGCTTGGTCTAATACGCCCATAGCCTTCTCGCCGCTATTCCCAGCTCCACCTAATGTTTCCCCAAGCTGTGAAACGGCATCACCAGCTTCGTCAACACCACCCTTTAAGTCCTTTACAGCAGAGTTTACCTCATCAAGAGCCTCCGATGCGTTGGTTTTTATGTTTAACTGATATGTTTCCGTCTGCGCCATTCTTTCTTGAAATGTTCTAAAATGTTTTTAGGCTCTTGATATTCGCCTTTTGCTATCCTAATGTTTTCCGTTTCCGGATCAACGTATGGAAGGATCTCCACTAAGTAACGTATGTAGCTCATATTTTACACTTCGTTTAGCAACTCCAATGTAGCCTCACCTGTGGTGAGGTTTAATGTTAGCTGATTAATTATGTAGTTTCTTTCTGATATGGTTAGCTTGTCGTTGATCTTCAATGCTAACATCACACCAAGAGGTAGTTGAGCCTTGTACATAAATACCCTTCTACTTGTAGAGTACAAGTCTGTAATGTAGTCCTTCCAATAGGTGCTATACAACCCTTGACTAAATCCTTGCAGTAAGTAAGGATCTATCTCTGTACCGAAGTTTAAAGTCTTGGTTACATCTGTTGCCACATCGCTATTCAAATTACTCACAAGGTGGAAGTCAGTCTTTGGGTTTTCACTATTAGCCATATCAACATATGAGAATTCTTCCGTACCTCGTATCTGCCCTGCTAAATAGAAGATAAGTGGTGAGCCGATATACGGCTCAATCTTCCTTGTGATACTCTTGCCTACACCTATTGTAGTTAACGCACCTCCATTTTGGTTGGATAATCTTTCAAAGAGCATATTGTCAAAGCCTACCTCAATATCAAACTCCTCACCATCAAAACTAAAGTCTGCTCTGAGATCTCCATAGCCTATGTCGTTTTGTAGCCTGTATTCTTCTCCAAGTATTGCACCTGTTTCGTTATATTTAAAGCTAATCCTGCGATATAGTGGTGGCTTATTGATTGTAATTTCTTCTATGCTTACATACTCGGTGATCTCTTTTGTTGTCCCCTCGGACAACCAAACATCCAAAGGCTCAACATCATACTTGCCGTTGGCCACAGGCACAACGACTAAATTAAATGCCTTGATTAAGCTTCCTATAAAGTCGCTAATCTTCTGCTCTGGCATTTGATAGGATATTGTTACTATACCTGTGGTAGTCATTGCACTTGTCAATGCCGTAGCAGCTAATATGGTTACCCCTAAAGCATCCGCATACCAATCAGCAAATACACCAACGGTTACCGCAATTCCATCACCCGATGGAGCTAAACGCATCTCTACATAATCGCCTACCGAAAGAATTGGTAAGAAAACCAAAACATTAGATACAGGGCCTGTATGATGTTTAGAGGTAAATCGTTCATCGTTAATAAACACATCTACTCTATAATTTGTAGGGGCAGTAGCTATACAAGTGTAAGATATTAATGCAGGATTTGCGGATGCGGTTACAGGAAATCTATGCAGCGTAGAGTCAAATACAGCATCTCCAGAGACTAATTCTATAAGCTCTGAAGTCGCACCTAGCGGTTGGTCTTTGAACATATACCCTGATCTCCTATGACACCACATAAATAGCTTACCAAAGTCAGCAGAGTCAAAGAAGTCGCTTTGAAACTCAATACCATACTTCGTCTCTATCGCATCTACAATTTTTTGCAACTTAATTGCAGGTTTCAAGTCGTAGTAGAATACCCCGTGTTCGGGGTGTCCACCACCACCGCCACCACCGCCGCTATGGTAGTGTATGTTGTTAGGCTCGTCGTCATTACTCGCACTATTATAATACCAATTAGCAACAGGTGAAATAAGAGGGTAGATAATAGAACTACTCGTACCGCTTACATAGCTGTTGATTCCTGTTTCTATGTTCGTATCGCTGTATGTATGATTGTATGCCGATAGGTCAAGGTCGTTGAGCGTATCCTCCCCGAAGCTGTCCTTTAGGGACGTTACCTTGCTATAAAAACCTACTTGATAGGAATAGGGTTCGCCACCCTGCATTTGCACTGTCTCAAGCTCTAATGTACCGTTTTTGTAAAGGTTGTTGTTGATCTCTATAAAGGCATCAATGCGCACCAGCGCATCGAAGCTTCCCGATATATCAACATTGTAGTAATGCTTGAAGATAGCGTTGTTGGCTACCGAGGCAGGGATGCTAAAGCTTTTCGAGTAATCACCAAAAACCTTTGAAATGTCATTGACATTCTGTACGCTAAGATTCATCTCGATGCTTTCGTCCTGAAATAGATCGGCCTTTTGGCCGTTAATATAAAGATCTACTCTATACATAGCGTGTGTCGAATGCTTCTTCTACGTTAATGGTGTAGTTTATAGTCTTGTCGTTGATAACCTTTTGCAAGGTTAGTGAGGTGGTAGTTACGTTGACTGGTAAGCCGTCCAACATCACACGCTCACTCATCAACATCTGCTCCATAATAGCATCATAGTCCTCACCTACCCATCCTGTGTTTAGGGTGAACTGCTTTCTACCATTCGTGTTGATACGCTGGTACTTATGTGCAGTAGTATCATACGAGAACCCTGCGGAGCTGCTGCTTCCTAGGCTTCTCCTAAACTCGTTGGTAGTGGTGTTGATTGTAGACTCGCTTTTCTTGAAGAAGGTGATGCTCTCCCATACTCCGTTCTTGTTTATAAACTGCATCACGCTTGGTGAATACTTTGCTTCACAAGTAGGGTAGAACCTTCTTGTGTCTAATGTTGTGCCGTCCTTGTCTTTAAGGTTGATGTCGTAATAGTTGGTGTAAGTTAAAGTCTCACCAACAGTTGATGCCCAAGCATCAAGATTGCTAACGCCACAAGGTAATAACAAAACCCTGCCTTCAGCCTGAAGGTTCTGCAACTGCGACTCCGTAATACGGATGTCAATGTTGTAGCCACCATCACCTAATATCTCAACAGTCTCTAGACCAATATTAGCACATAGAGTAGTTCCCTCAACAGTACCGCCATCTGCAATAACTCTATCCTTGTATGCCCAGTATATGTCATAGCCCTCTCCCCACTTACCAAGATATACAGGCACTACTTCGTTGCCAGAGTCCTTGATATACTTAACTGCGTTGACACTTGCGTACCCCTTGTTAACCTCTTTGTTAGCTGCCTCAATAAATATGTGGTAGCCGTTTGAAGCTTCAAAGATTTCCGTGCTTCCTGTATCGTTACTTATTGTCGGTGGGTCTGATTTATTATAGTAGCTAGCATTGTAGTCTATCTGCACCCAAGCCACGCTACCATCAGGAACATAAGAAACTCCCGTGGCCGTAAAGCCACTATAATTGTTAGACAGCGACTCACGCACCATAGGTGCTATGTCGAACGATACGTCCGTTCCTGCAAAAACATCACGGAACAAAGTATATACCGGATCGGCTGGACGGCTACTGCGTGATCCTGTCCAAACATAAACCTCAAACGTTATGTTAGTAATAGATGTTGCAACAGCAGAATAGTTAGCCGTAATGTATATAGGGCTTCTTGCTCCTACTAAGCTTTGTGGTGATACAATAGGCATTACTCAAATATGTTTTTTAGTGTGAATTTCATAAAGTTGTTTAGGTCAAGCTGGAACGCTTTGCTAATATCCTTGGGCAGTCGGCTGAACTCAAGCTTGAAAGCCTTTGTAAAGAAGTAACTAGGTTTGATGCCTTTGTGGTATATGCTTCTTTGAATTAGATAAACTAAGCTCTTGCGAGAAACGAACCTACCCTTTTCATCACGAATGTTTCGTAAGCCCTTTCGTACTGCCCACTTGTCGAGTGGGCCACGTGGCGGCATCTTGTCCTTATAGCTGTATGGTGTGTTGTATTTCTTCTTAATACCGCTAACCCCTTTGTCAATGAACTCGCCATATTCCTCCATCAAAAAAGACAGAGAAAACGAATCTCCGCTTTTGCTTTCCTTAAATGAGTAGTCAATGCTTTTTAGAAGCTCTCCAGAGGTGCTTTTTTTGCTTGAAATCAAGTTTTCCTTGGCCTTGGCCACTACCTTTTCTGCAAAGCGTGTGAACGATTTCTTTAGATATTCCGGCTTAAACTCTCCCATTAGCAGATACTGGTGTCGTTGTTTGCTATGGTTATAGAAACACCCATATCCCAACCAGCAACTTGGTTATCGAACCGTTCAACGAACGGCTCACAGCTTGGTGTGCCTGAAACCTGATACTTGTCTACATATAAGTCCCCTCTTGATAGATCGCTCCATAGCTTGTTGGCTGCGGCCAACATAGTATTCAGCACATCCTGTTCGTTGTCGTTACCACGGAACGGAATGTCTGCTTTAGGATCATCCTTGTTAAAATCAACCAAGTCCATAAACAATATGTTCAGGTTGAACGTAATTGTCTGCGGAGCGAACTGAGCGTTCTGCACAATGATGTGCGACAAAGGAAAGATAGTTTGCTTGGCCAAGTCAACTTCAATCAGATCTCCCTCGGTTACGGTGTTGATGCTGGGGTTCGCTTCCAGCGACACCCTAAGCTTTTCAAGTAGGTCGTAATAGCCTCTCATATTTTAAGTATTTTTCTTTCTAAATCGTTCTTTTCTTTCTCATACATTAAGTATGTGAGCGCACTATGGATGGGGAGTCTACTAACATTTTCAAATTCTGTAACGCTCCCTTTAGCAAGAGTGTAAAAGCTTCCATACCATCCCCACTTTCTTGCAAAGTTTGCTTCTGCTGTGAGATCTCCTTGCTCTCCACCTCCAAATATCGAGTCATAGCCATCGACAAGTCGATCCCTAAATGATAAAAAAAAACCAGCGCACTCATCACTACGTCAAGGGGCATCTTCTTCATTTGCTCGGCATACTTGTCTGTTCCATCGTACTCCTCTATGTCGTAGTATTCTCCTACTTGGTTTACGATTGGGCGGTAGAGTACCGCCATCACTCTGTGCATATTCTTCCAATCCGTGATGTTGCTGTCTATGTCTGTAAACTCTCCAAGGCTGATCTGCTCAAGGTTTGGTACAAAACCGAATATACGCTTCCCTAGGCTCTTTTTCATTATGAGCTGGGGCTTGGTTTGCAAATAGGAAAATATCCTCATAGAGATCTTCTTAACGTCGTTATACGACATCTTATCTACAAGTATCAAAGGCACATTGCAAAAGATCTCAACGCACTTCTGCGACAAGAACAATTCGTCATCACTCTGCAATAATACAAAGCGTTGGTACTGCTCAAGTGTAATGTCCTGCATCCCTTCCGGAACCTTGATGTCAATCTTCATATCTAAATAACGTTTTTATCTTACTGCGTACCTTCCGTAGTTCGGTCTGCTCAGTCGGTTGTATGTAGCATATCTTGCTGCATCAATAGCGTGGTTGAAAGCATCAACAGGTTTGTTAAGTACTTTGCCGTTATGATCCTCCACAAACTTATAGTTACGCAGCTCCTTGATTAAGTTAATGCTTTGCTTGGTAACATTCAATCTATAACGCTTCAGCATATCAATACCAGCCATTACGGAGTCCTTGCCCTTGGCTGTTGGTTTTATGTTCCATCCGAACAACTGAAGCTCCTTGATTGACTTCGGCTCTGCCGAGTCAGCAAAGATCTCATTGCGCTTGTCGAAGCCAAGCGTCTGAAGCTTAATGTGTATATCACGGTTTGTTAATCCTGTCTCATACACAAGCTCTTGGAAGTATAAGTCTATGTCCTTGCGGTAGGCCACGACCAGCGTAGTGGGATCGTTGGTAAACCCGAAGTCCATCCCTGCTGCAACAAGCGATGCACCCTCCGGTATCTGCTCTACTTCTTGATGGGTGAAGATGACAGACTTACTTTGACCACGCTCCCCAAGACCATAGATGTTCCAGTAATTCTCGTCCGTTTGCTTGAGGCGTTCGATCTCTGAGATAATGCTTTCTGATAAGAATGGATTATCAAGGTAAGTAGTCTTGTGGAATTCAGCATCGTCTCTTGGTATAACCCTGTCGTAGATCCAGTGATATTCGTCTGATGGGTTGTAGTCGATAATGATGCGACCTGTGGTACGCATAATGAGTTGCTGCCAATCCTCAAAGTACAACTCGTTCGCCTCGTTGATGAATAGCATATCACGCTTACGACCACGAACCTTCTGCGGCTGATCAAGAGATATGAACTCAATCATATTGCTACCGAGGTGATACTCGCTGCTACTCTTGTTGTGATTGTCGGGGTTGTACCTTCCTGCTTTCTCAAGGATCTCAAAGAAATCCCTCATCACGGAAGCCCGAACAGCCGGAAAGGTTTTACGACAGATCGTAATGACTTGCCCTGTGTTCTCCGGTCGGAGACAGTAGGTCATAATCCATATCAGAATGTTGTAGGTTTTGCCGGAACGAGTACCGCCCTGCTCTACTACTATTCTTGATTGGCTATTTTGTAGATGCCTAAATACAACATTAGTCTGAAGTGTGGCCATCTATAATCTCGATACGGAGGCCATCGCCTCCATCGTGTTGTATTTCTTGACGCTCGACATAACCTCTCCTTTTACCTTTGGTCTTTAGATAGAAGATTGTTGAGGTGGGGTTGCCTCCGCTAATCTGCTTATGGAGCTGACTTTCTGCAAAGTCCAAAGCCACATTCTCAACATCATCGACAGCATCCTTGTAGGACTCGTCCTCTCGCAACCACTTATAATGGGTTTCCCTTGAGATTCCTACGCTCTTACAGGCACTTGTAACAACCCCCAGCGACTTCTCCAATGCGGAGATCATTGCCTTTTTATTTATGTCAGATTTTGTCATTCTTCTTTTTGTTTTTAAGAAGCTCTTCAACGCTTTCTCTATTCAGATCTTGCTGTCTTTTCTGCAAGTTAGCTAAATGTTCAGGATCGAGTCGCTTCTTTTCTCTTTGGGTTTTTACCTTGCGTATTCTTGCTATCTCATCGTTGATAGGTTCGCACTTCCACATCTGCTCCAGCGAGTAATATACAACAGAATATCTATATGCGTGATCGTTTTCGTATTCTATGGTGCTTACTCCGTGTAGGATCTCCTGCCCATTGAAGATGGTCAGGGTGTTATCTGCTACTTCTAATGCTATGTCTAGTTCGGGTATTATGAGATAGCCTCCTGCGACGTCCTTTTTGAAAACGACCATATTAGACAGCACCCCTTTGAAGTTACCACTATCGAAGTGGTACTTGAGCTGATTGTTCTTGTTCACAATTCCGGAGGTGAACGGACTACCGCCAATCGTCCAATCTTGCATTACCTTTTCTTCCACCAGCTTGGTGTGGAACTCATAGCGTTCAGGGAAGTATTGTTTGTAGTATCTTACCAGCTCCTTAGCGAAGCTGGAGATAACGTGATGCTGTTTCCTTTGATCGGTAGCCATAGAGGTAGCAGAGCAATAGTCCTGTCTCATAGCCAATCTCGGCCTAAAGCCGAATATAGCACTTGTAGAGACCAATCCCCTTGAACGCTTACCGGTTATATAGTTTGTATTTTTAACGGCCCAGCGAAGGCCTGAGGTATCTTCATCGAGCTTCTTATACAATACCACAGGTTGATTATCTACATAGATGATAACGTCCTCTTTGATTACGGTTTTTACATCGGATCTTAGTGCAGTACGTTTCTTATACTTTGCAACGTCAATCTCTTTGCGAGTTAGGTGCAGCTCTTTCATATAGGCTTGGACTTATACATTTCGTCAGTTAGCTTCGGTTCGTACTTCCAGCTCTTGTCCGGTTTGTGGATAACTTCTATGGTCGGATCAATCTCTTTGAACAGCTTGATGTCATCAAGATATAGCTGCGCACGATCAAACATTTGAGCACCACCCGAATTGCTGCCCACCGGAGCGGTGTGCATCGGGTGTTTGCTGCATCTTAATACCCAACCGTTCTGCCTAATGGCCATCATATAATAGAAGAAGTCCTCAATCTGCTTGAGCCTTGTAGTTGTTTTGAAGAACTTGGTTTTTATTATATAGCAAGTTTGAAACCTTTTGTTAATGTGGCTGAATAGTTTCTTTTCAGTAATGTCGTAAAACTCAAAAGAATAAGGAAAGCTTACTCCTGCGAGGTCATCGTACTTATATAGGTAACGATCAATAGTCTCCAAGTCCTCGTAGATTGTTCCAATCTTGGTTACGTCATCGTCTATCTTAAAGATAACATCGTAGCCATTCTCCTCTGCCCATAGCCGTGCGAAGTGAATAGCATAACCTATTCCTTGGTTCTCTTTGTCGAGTAGGATCTTGTTCGGGTAGTCGTACTTGTCGTAGTCGCTGGCCTCAAGTAAAACTGCCGAGTCTATCGGCAGAGTTTCAAGCAGCGGCTTACATTTTTTTGCAAATTCATCAGGTCTGCCCTTGCTGGGAACAAGGGCTAACCATTTATGCTTTAGTTTCATACTCCTCAAGTAACGCTAAAATAACATCCGTGTTGCTCTCCAGTCCACGATCCTGCATAATCTCATCAAACTTGTTTAAAGCATACTCATACTGATCGCTGTCCAAGTACATCACAATTTGCTTAATCTTGTTGTTGATGTAGATGTCGAGATCCTTATCGAGCTGCTGCATATCAAACTCCGGCTCAACATCCTCGTCAAAGTACGAGGCTGGTATGTCAAGCCCCCAATCGCTGAGATCGTTAATCTCCCACTCATTGGCTAATAGATCCCAATCCCACTCGCCAAAGCTGCTGTTGTCTTTGATAACAAACTCTCGCTTTTGCTCCTCTGTAAAGTCTGATGCTTTGATAATGTGTACTTGCTTCAGCCCTGCTTCCATACAAGCTCTCAAGCGCATATTCCCTCCGAGTACAACCATATCGTTGTCCACAACGATAGGCCTTACCTTTAGCATATCAGGAAACTCCTTGATACTTTTTACCAGCTTCAAGAACTTTTTGTTCTTAATAACCCTTGGGTTGGTTGGCGACAGGTTTACGTCATTAATTGGAACTAATTCAGTTTTCATCTTTCTTAAATAATTTGTTAGGTTTCAAATTAGGACTAACATCTTTCGCCCAAGATGCTGTTTGATAGGACTCGAAGTAATACTGGCTTCTATCGTGATCCTTCCAGTTATCGTTTTTCCATTTCGTCCACGCTACATTATGTGGCTTGTACGTCCCTATGGCTGCTTTAACAACTCTTGACAAGAAAGCGGGGCCGGTGGTTTGTAAAACAAAACGGCCCTTCCATTGATCGTATATAGGGTTTTGTTGCTTTTCCTTGTAGTTGACAGGAAGCTCCTTTAAGATTATGTCCCAAAACTTGAAGTCCGGCTCGGATGCCATAAAGTCATTCTGCACATATTCGTGGTGTTTGGGTATCAAGTGCTTTAATGTATGCAGGATGAACCTCTTGCTTCGCAGTGGTTCAAAAGACTGAATGCAATGCGAGTCTAAGTCGCAGTAGAAACCACCGTGAACCTTGAGTACAAGAAACTTTATAAAGTCAACTCTTTGTATGTTGAACCTCATATCCTTGTAAAACTGAAGCAGATCAGGTGCGTGATCCTCGACCAGCTTGAGTGCATCTTCCTCACCCCAAAGCTTGTACTCCCAATCCGGATGCATCTCTTGAAATAGCTGTCTGCTCTTAACAAAAATAGGAATGAGCTCGAACGGCCCATTCCACGGAAAGTATATTTGATGTATCTTTTTAGGTATCATAACGTTTCTTCTATATAGTAGCTGTCTAAGTCAATTCCTTCTTGAAAGAACTTACGGTACAAATCTATACCTTTTTGCGTTCGCTTCATACCGCTTTCATAGAACTCCTCCCCAACGTGATAAACGCCAATGTCAAGGCTTCCTTTGTCGATAGCGACAAAGTGGAAGTTCTCCGGTGGTATTCCGAATAGGTTGCAGTAGATATAGACCTGAACGTCATAACCATACTTGTAAGCTGAATACTTAAAAGCACTTAAATCGCTGGTTGTCTTAAGGTCTATGATATGATTGCCTTGAAGTATATCAGCCTTCGCTCGAAACGGCATACCGTCCAGCAAATCAACACGTGGGATCTCAAACTCTGCATCCTTCAAATAGGATAGCACCTTCTCGTTCCTCAGCATAGCATCTTGCAGCCTCCTTACGTCCTTTTCTTCCTTTGCAGTTACAACGTCCAAACCTTCGTTAGCCTCGACTGCTTCCTTGAACTTCTTTGTTGCTCTTGACTGAACATCAACAACAACAACCTCGTCCATCTTGTGCGGTTCAAGTACCGCAAGATGAAACAGCTTACCAATCAACAAAGCCTTTGAGTTGTTGTTTCCACCATACGTTGTAACGTAGTGGTAGGTTTTAGGAGATTGTAGTAGCATCTTGATAGAGCTTGAGGAAAGCGCAGCCTTCCCCAAGTACCCGTAGTATTGCTCATCATCTTTGGCTAACTGCTCAAGATGGCCTACCTCGTGGTAGATTCCATCGAGCATTAGGATCTCTTTGTTACTGTAAAACATCGTGCATCTCTTCGCAGTTAAACCAATCCTGAAACAAGGTCTTGAGTGCTACTTGCTCCATAGGGGAAGTAACCTCAATCTCATCGTAGGTAAACCAGTTTTTGAAAACAAAAAAGAAACGAGCGTTTTTACCTCGACCTCTCATTAGGATCTGCTCCTCCGGCCCTCCCCAAGAGAGTAGCCATTTCCATTCATCATCCTCTGGATTGTAGGTAAGAGAAAGACCGTAATTGTTAAGCCCTTCGTCATCTTGTGTAATCATCATTAGCTCAATATCCTCCATTCGGGAAATAAAGTGCTGTCTTGTTGTTCTCTCGTTAGTCATAATATAGTTGGTTTTAGAAAATGTGAATCACACCGTTCTAAGTTCTTGTGAACCCGAACGAGTGTGAATCGTTGTTGTTTTTGTTATCCATTAGCATCCTAAGAAATCTGCCATCTTTTCCTTCATAGCCACACCGTTCTTGTATATCTCTGTGGAAGGACATACCCCGTAATCGAGGGCTACTTGTAACAGGTCGTTAATACTGGTTGAGTCAAGCGACACACCCTGAATAGTCATAGAATAAGTTGTCATAATAGTTGGTTGTTATATTATTATATACCAAGTATAAAAAAAAGTAAGGATATAAACAAAAATATCAACAATTATTCTGTGATCTTATTTGCTAAGTATACGGGCAGAAAGCCCACAGTCTTAACAATCTTCCTCCTATCGCTAAAATGGGAGGTGGTGGGCAACCCACCTTTATCCTCCCACTTCGGCTGGGCTATCTTGTGTAGGTTGAATACGTATATTCCTTCAGGTGTGCTGTTGATATACATAGGAGTAGTGCCAAACTTATCGCTGCGCTTTAATAGCGCATCGTACTTATCCTTTTCGATAAGCAGTTCATCGTAGTGCTTGTTACGGCACTTCAATTCAATGTCCATATTGTACTTGAGCGAGTAGCAATCAAACCGTGAATACTGGTCATCGCTTTTCTCAAGGTCTTGAACGTGAGTTGCCTTGATTATGTTGAATAGATCAAGCTCCCTCATAGGTATCGTAAACGCCTTTTAGATCCTCTACAAAGCGTTTCCATTCCTTTGGCGAACAGGTGCAGGGCAATGCATACTTATGGGTAAAGACACGTGCGTGAATCCTTGCTAAAGGTTCAGCATATTTCTCATCAATCTTACGGCCATCGAATTGGCCAAAGAATTGCTTTAGTGTTTCATATTCTCCAGCGTCCAAGCATTGCATAGTTGTCTTGCGTGGGAAAAGCTTGTTGAGCTTTTTTTGTCTTGCATCGCAGCCGCAATCGATTCCGGTTGCTTCGCTAAACCAGTCGACTGCTTTCTTTATACCAGTTGCCTTGGTGATCTTCTCGATGTCATCACCGAGTCCTTTACTTGCCTTCTTTGTACGCTTGGTACTTGGCTTGGTGCTTTTTTTGGATTTTCTTTCTGACATTCTTTATCGTGTTAAATATCGAACTACTGCTGATGCGACTACCTTCACTTAGCTCTCGTATGGTTTCTCCATCTCCATAGTATATCTCAAAGATCTTTTGATCATACCAATGCATATCTTCAATGGTTTCAGCTAAATCGCTGAGAAGGTTTTCTAGGGTTTTCTTGTTTCTAATATCTTGCTCGTCCTCAATGGAGCTGGGCAGCTCTGAAAAGCTCACCTTCTTCCTTTGCTTGTCATAGTACAAGTTCCTCAAAGTAACGTAAACAAAGAACGTGTTTACATCATCGTCTCCATATTTGATCTTGTCGTAAGTGGTTTTGTCGTAGAGATGTACGTACATTTCTTGCACAAGCTCTCGTGCCGAGTCTACCTCAAGCCCAAACGACTGCGACATACGCAGCCAGTCTGCATCACGTTCGGCTAATTTATCAAGAAGATTCATTCCACTTGCGGTTCATATCGTGGAATATACATTAAATTTGAATACGCTCCATCAAGGAGTCAATCTTTTTTTGAAGATCCTTGTTTTCTTTACGGAGTTGCTGTATGTCAATTTGCAGTTGTCCGTTCTTGATTTGAGCATCAAGGACTCGCCTCTCAATCTTTTCAATAGAAGTCATACAAAAACTGATCGCAGTATAAAGCTGCTCCAACTGAAGTATTGCAATACGATTGTCCCTGTTGTCTTGTATCATTGCTCCAATAATGAGCAACTGCTCCCGTAGAGCCATTGTAGCAAAACCATTCATTACCCGTCATATTCATCGTGAACCTCATAGTTCTCAACGGTAAAATCTCCATCGATAACTTCATATTCATAATCGCCACAGTGAATTACGTCGTGGACTACTTCGTCCATTGTAAGTGCTTGGTGAAGCGTTGCATTTACTTTGCCCTTGAAGGTCAAAGTGCATTCTACATAGATGTCTCCCTTTGCTAATGTATTTTTCATAGTTGGTTATTTTTTCAATGTTAAAAAATAGTTTGCAGTTACAGGCTTTTTCTTACCATATATCTACAAACTTTTTTAGAATTTCCACCTCATCCCTCGTGAGCTGGTTTCTTAGCCTCACCTGAATTAGTATATCAAGCAACGCCTTATAGTTGTTCTTGTTGATTAGCATCAACGAAGATCCTGCCTCAGAGTTCATTGGTGCGGTTGAATGTGCAGAACTGCACAAAATACTGGTCTAAGTTTTGTTCTATCATAAATAGATGCCAACTCCATTTACCACTTGCTATTCGCAAGAAAGTTATATTCCACCAATTTTCATCAACGTGTTGGTAGCCAAATAGCTCAATGTCAAAATACTTATGCATCTTTCTCTACTTTTTTAATTGCTTCTTTTTTGAATATCTTTTCAGCGATCTTGTTGCCTATGCGCTGCATAGCCCTTCGTTGCTTTCTGTTCGGCTTGTGTTCTTTCATATCTCTTAATTATTTTCTCTATTGCTTTGCAGCGTAGGTATTCCCTACGCAACATATACATTACCATTATGGTAACAAGTATTAAACTAATCATTCTCAATTCCGTTATCTTCTAAATCTCGTAGACATAAATCTGTTATACTCATCTCTCTTTGGTGTTAAAGGTTTTTCTTTCTGTCCATCTTGCGTACATCTTGGCTGCAATAGCATCACGCTGTTTTTTGTAGCAGTACTTTTCATTTAGTCTTGCCTTCGCTATGCGAAGGAATTGTTCCATTTGTTTCATAGTAGGTTTTTTAATCTTAAAC